GCCAACTTCCGCGACACCTACTACCCGGAGCTACTTGATCGGGTGTGCGCCGCGATGGATGCCACCGGCTCGGTGATGACGCAGAAGCAGGCGCAGCAGGCCATTGAGGTGTGCCGCCAGCAGCTGCTCGGGGAGCGTTGGCGGTGAAGACCGACACGTTCACAGCGCCCGGCCTGCTGGTGGTCCGTCAGTGGGACCGCTGGAACGGTGCGCTGTTCATCGCGTGGAAGCCGAGCGTGAGCATGGCGTTTCGCGCGCGGAAGGAGCTGCTGAAGTTCGTGGCCTGGCCAGCCAAGACACCGACCGGCGATCGCTTCCGCGATTGGCTGAACAGCTTTGAGGAGCCGGCGGCAGCTGAGGCACCTCCAGCGCAGCCGCTATCGCCTGAGCTGCTGGCCACTGGTTTCGGCCCGGAGTGCCACCTGGATGAGTCCGACCCCAACTACAACACCCGCACGGTGATCTGATGAGTGATCCAGTCAACCAGCCGCCGCACTATCGGCAAGGCGAGATCGAGTGCATCGAAGCCATCGAGGCTGCTCTGACGCCTGAGGAGTTCCGCGGCTACTGCAAAGGCAACGTGATCAAGTACACCTGGCGCGAGCGCCACAAAGGCGGCGGTGAGTCGCTCGCCACAGCGCTGTGGTATCTCCGCCGACTTCTCGCCAAACTGGAGCCATGTTCTACCTCGCAGGGCTGAATCTGATCGAGCGGCTGGCGCTGTGGATCCTGTGCCGCAGCCCGCGCACCAGCTTGGTGGTGGTGAAGGAGCACGCCTGGCCGTCGGTGTTTGTCGCCAGTGATCCGCGCGATCCGGTGGCGGCGCATGTCACCAATGGCGAGGTCGAGCCGCTTTCGATGCAGCTCGAGCGGTTGTACCACCAGCCGTCTTACGGGGAGGAGGAATGATCAGCCTGCACGCCGGCCGCCTGCTGCTGGTGTGCAGCCGCTCCAGCCGCACATGGCACGCGCATGTGGTGCTTGGGCCGAAGCCTGAATACCAGCTCGAAGCCGACACCAGCACCTCGAAGCTCTATGAGGCGCTGCAACGTGCGCAGGTGATCTACCAGGAGGCGATGGCCAGCATCCGGCCAGCCGACAGCCAGCGGATGTGCTGGGACTGCATTCAATGGGATCCGCGGTGCAACTGCTGCGAGCTGGGCATCCCAGAGTGCCGGCGCAGCGGCGGCCGGTTCGCGCCACGATGCGAGATGTTCCAGTCATGCCGCGCGAATGGGTGACAGCCACGCGCGAGCCGTGGTGTGTGCTGATCCACCAGGCGGTGATGGCGATCGACCGGCACAACAGTCTGTTCTTTCAGACAGGCGACCGTTGGCATCTGCTGCAAGCTGAACGGCTGCGGCAGTATGTGATCGAGCTGAAGGACTGGATCAGCAGCCATGAGCGAGCCTGAAGTGATCAGCCGGCTCGATCGCGACGGCGGCTACATCGAGACGCTAGAGCCTGCTGGTGGCGGCGAGCTGTACTACAGGAGCTGCGCGAGCGGTTACTGCCGGTACAGCTCGGACCTGTGGCAGGCAGAGCTGTACCTGACCCACCTGCTGGCGCGATAGCTAGCACTCACCGGCGACCCAGCGCGCGATTGCCCATTCGCGAACAGCGAACCAGAACGGCTGGGCGCGATACCAGTCAATCCACGGCTTGTGGCCCTTCTGGCTGTTGCACATGAGGCAGCAGCTGACGAGGTTCTCGCGCACGGTCAGGCCGCCGTGCACCTTGGGGATGACGTGATCGAGGGTCGGACTGCGGCCGAGCGGATCGCCGCAGTAGGCGCACTCGTAGTTCCAGGCAAGGTGGATCTGATCGCGCGCGGAGCGGCGTGTGACCAGGCGGGTCTCGTCAATGTGGTGCTGATCCACTGAGGTCGGCTGGCAGGGGAACGGCGTGGACTTCGAGGTCCAGGAGGTCGTCGTCGTTGCGGATGAACTCAGCGATCTGGCTGTAGATGTCTGCGGGCAGCTCCTCGGGGTCGGTGTCGGAGCGGATGATCAGCTTGGCGCTGATCTCCACGATGTAAGCCCGCATGGGAGCGGCCCGGCTTGGCCAACGGTAGCGGGTGCGACGGGTGCGCCCCGTGTGACAGTTTGCAAAGGTGCCCCGCATCCGGGGCAGGGTGCCCTGTGGGCGGGGTATAGTTAGGACATCGACAGCCACCCACTCCGATGCTCACCACCTACCAGCGCGAAACCCTTACCGCCCTCTACGCTTCCCTCGACTACCTCACCTGCAACGATCTGCCCGGCCAAGCCGAGATCCAAGCTGCAATCCAAGCCATCGAAAAGCAGGCCGCCTGAGCGGCCCTCCTACCATCCACCCATGACCTACATCCTCCGCATCGGACCGTGGCACGTCGGGCCATTCCCGACCCACATCGCGGCCCAGCATTTCGCCGAGACGCACGGGTGCGACGACTTCACCCTGGTCCCGCTTGATGACCCTGCAGAGGCGCCCGGTCGGATCCACCGCCTGCGGATGGCGGAGCTGAAGCACCCGATGGCGCAGTCTGCGCGAATAGTGCGCGAACGGCCGTGGCCCCATAACGAAAGCGCCCGCTAAGTCATTGACCTAGCGGGCGAATCTGGTTGCGGGGACAGGATTTGAACCTGTGACCTTCAGGTTATGAGCCTCACTGCTGCGGCTCCTGAAGGTTCACGCTGCTTCCCTAAACCTCTGCGCGCTCAATGATTTCCCGCTTGACCCGTTCCCGGTCGTTCGCGCAAGATCCCGGCCGTTCTGGGGTTTTTGCGCGAAAGGTGCGCGAATGGCAAAGCAGTGGATCGCTGATCGAAAGGTGCCGGGCCTTGGCCTGATGGTGCTGCCGTCAGGCGTGCGCACCTGGTATCTGCGCTACCGGGAGCCGAGCGGCAAGCAGCAGCACCACCGCATCGGCCGGGCCGACTCGGTGAACGTCACCACCGCGCGCGAGCAGGCCCACAAGATCCTTGCGGCCGTCGCCACCGGCCAGGCACCCACCAGCGCCCGCCAGGAGCGCCGCAGGGCGCCGACCGTTGCTCAGCTGCTGGAGCGCATCAAGCGCGAGCACTGGCGCAAGCTGAGGCCTGGCAGCGTGGTGAACAACGAGCTGATCTGGCGCCGCCACCTGCTGCCCGAGTTTGGCGCCTTGAAGGTGTCAGAGCTCCAGCAGCGCCACGTGGCGGACTGGTTCCACCGCGCCAGCCTCGAGCGGCCGGTGCGTGCCAATCGCTGCCTGGAGGTGCTTAGCAAGGCGATGAATCTGGCCGAGCTGTGGGAGCTGCGGCCCGCCGGTTCCAACCCTTGCGTGCGGCTCAATGCCAACAGCGAACGCAAGCGCCGGCGATACCTGACCAGGGAGGAGCTCAAGCGGCTGCTGGCCGCATTGGACACGTTCGCCGAGGCCGGTGTGCGGTGGCGGTTTGCGCAGCTGATCCGGCTGCTGCTGGTCACCGGCTGCCGCGTGCGGGAGGTGATGTGCGCGCGATGGGACTGGCTCGATCTCGATGCAGCGGTGCTGCTGGTGCCGGCCGAGGCCCACAAGACCGGACAGGATGGCAACGATCGCAAAGTGCATCTACCACCCGCGGCCGTTCAGATCCTACGAGAGCTGCGGCAGCGGTCCAACAGCGCCTGGGTGATCGCCGGCGATGATGACAGCCACCTGGTCGGCTACTGGCGGATGTGGGACGACCTGCTGGCCGCGGCCGAGATCCGCAACCTGCGGGTGCATGACCTGCGCCACAACTTCGCCAGCCTCGGTGTGAGCGCCGGGCTGAGCCTGCCGCAGATCGGCGGCCTGCTGGGCCATGCCAGCCCGCAGACCACCCAGCGGTATGCGCACCTGATCGACGAGGCTGCAGCGGCCGCCGCGGCCAAGGTGGCGGCGCTGGTGGGCTAGCCCTTGCTGGCGGTGACGGCTGCGTCCTGGTTGTAGCGGCCGGTGACCGCATAGCTGCGCGCCGGGATGCCCTCCATCTTGTGGAAGACCATCTGCCCGATCTTCATGCCGGGCCATAGCGCGATCGGGTGCATCCGCCGCGCGTTCTGCAGCTCCAGCGTCAACCGGCTGCCATGCCACCCTGGATCGCAGTAGCCGGCCAGCAGGTGCTCCAGGCCCTCGCGGGCGCGGCTGGACTTGAGCACGAACTGCGCGGCGATGAAGTCCGGCAGGTTGAAGATCTCGCGCGTCTCCGCCAGGCAGAACTCACCCGGCTGCAGCCAGTAGGGATCCTCGGCCGTGTGGCCGCTGATGCCATGGATCTGCAGCTCGGGGCTCTCAGCCACCTCGATCATGATCCGATCGCCCAGCAGCACGTCGATGCTGGCCGGGTTCACCAGCTCAGGATCGAACGGCAGCACCATCGCGTGCTTCTTGCACAGGTGGTGAATCTCGTAGTCGGGGAGAGGCACGCGGTCGTCAGTAAATCCAACGCACCCTAGGGCTGCCCTGACGAATGCCAAGGTGCACAAAGCCCTTGGGTGCGCCGTAGCCCAGCGAGTAGGGCCACTGCCTGTCGCACCAGTCCTGCACCGCGTTGATGTCCACGCCGTCAATGAGGAAATCCACCGCACCGACGCCAGGCGCGTCGTAGAGGTGCTCCGACTGGCTGGCGCCACCCACGGCCCGGTTGATGGCTGCGGGCCGGTAGCCGGAGGTGATGATCACCGCCTTACCGTCGAACCGTGCGCGCGCCTTCTCGAGGAACTGCGCCAGCTTCACCGCGGTGTCGCACTGATGCTGGTGATCAAAGCGCCGCGCCTCCTGGTTCAGCGCGAACTCGCCGTAGGTGATGTGCGGCGTGATCTTGAAGCTGAAGGGCGACTCGGGCGTGAACGTCGCCTCGATCGGCCCGGTGGTCTGCCGCTCTCGGCCCCACAGATCGCCCTCAGCGATGCGGCGCCGCTTCAGGCCGGCCTCCACGTTGGTGCCGGGGTTGCGGTAGAGCAGCAGGGCATCAGGCACGCCGGGCCAGTCCTTCTCGCGCAACCGCTTGCTGATGGTCTCGAAGCCCTTGGCGCCGTAGAACCCGCTGCCGAGGTTGTAGGCGAAGCTGATCAGCGCGCACTTCTGATGGTCCGCCATCTCGCCCCAGTGCGGCACCGTGGCGCGCAGTTTGTCAGCGATCCGATCCACCTCCTGCCGCAGCAGCATGTCGGCTTCGACGGCGTTGATCCTGTCGCCGCGCTTGACCGGCCGGCCGTCGCCGTAGCGGGTGGTGCCGTAGCCGATCGTCCACGGATCACCACCGCTGGCCGGGTCAGGGTAGGCGTCGAGGTGGCACCCCTCGAACTGCTGGATCATGCTCAGCGCCGCGCTGAGGTCTGCCTGTTTGCCGCCCTGGCTCCAGGTGTTGAACCACGCCCGATCACGCCGCATGGCCGCGGCGTAGCCGTTCACCGCCAGGTCTTGCTCCAGCTGGCCGATGGCCGCGGCCTGATGCGGCGCGCCCTTGAAGTAGCGGAACAGCTGCTCCAGTGTGATCGGGGCGGCGTTGGCCATTGCTCAGCGGCGCTTGGGGAACATCATCCGGCCAGCCTGCAGCAGCAGCTGCAGCCAGCTGTTGGACTTGAGCGGGCTGAGTGCAATGATCTCGCTGCCGGCAGCGATGACGATGGCGATGATCGCGGCGGTTTCGGGGCTCATGATGTCCATGGCGATGCCCTCAGGTTACTTGCGCATTTCAAGAGCACGAACGCGCTGATCGAGCTGTGCCAGCTCGGCCTTGCTGTCGTTCTTCAGCTCCTCGACGGCGCGGGCCATCTGCTGAACGGTGGCCTCGACGCGCGCGAACTGCACCTGCATGGAGATGAGCAGGGCGCCGATGGCGAACATGCCGGCGCCGAGTGCTGCCGGGAGGGAAGCAGCGAACACGCCGCCGACCGTCTTAGGTTCGTCCGCCATCGGCTGATCCGGGCACGCTTCCATCGTAACGATCGAAGGGATCAGGCCTTCCAGCGAGGATGGCAAGAGCGCGTCGATAGTAGTGGTTCTCAGTCTGTCCCACGGCTTTGAGGTGGTCGCGGATCTTGCGCCAGTTTTCGAGCGTGTCGCGGTCCATTACCGCCCCTGCCCTCTGAGCGGCTTGCGTCCCCGGCGGCGGGGCCTGCTGTGGGCACCGAATCCTTGGCGGGTGGTCTTCGGCGGGCCGGGCTGGTGATCAATCCGGGCGGTGCCGGTCTTGGATTTGACGACCATCAGCCTTCGTAGAGGATGTTCACAGAGCCGGCGTCAAAAGTGTCGGTGCCGTTGGCGGTGGTGAGGCGCACACGGTCCAGTGTGCCAGATAGGGTCTTGGTGCCGGAAGTAATGACCACAGACGGAATGTTGACCGAGAAGAGGCCAGTACCCACCCACGTGCCAGTGCTGGGATCTTGCTGCACCAGCGTCAACGTTCCGCTGATGATGTTGGCCGCCAGGCTTGAATAGAGCTGCCAGCCGTTTGTGTAGTTGGTTGTTAGGTTTGCTCCGGTCGTGATGCTTGTGGTGTTTGCGGAGTAGCCAGTTGATTGCACGCCGCCACTGGTCCCCAACTGGATTGTGGGCTGTGCCGTTCCGTTTGTGCTGACGCCATTAAGCACGATCGTGATCCGCTTCGCCCAGCTCGGAATGCCGGTGAAGTCCACGGCAGTGCCGCTGGTGCTGGCCTTGGCAGTCTCTTGAATGATGCGCCCTGCGGCTGCCGCCAGGTCATACGCCACCTTCACAGCGCTCGGCGTGGCCGCCAGCGTGGTGCTGGTTGAGCTGGTCGAGGTGCTCAGCTGCACGATGCCGGCGGCCGAGGTGGTCGCCGGGGTGGTGGCTGCGTCGTAGGCCGACTTCACCGCGCTCGGTGTCGCGGCCAGCGTGGTGCTGGTGCTTGAGGTGCTGGTGCTCAGCTGCACCACCCCGGCGGCGCCAGTGGTGGCTGCGCTCAGGCCTTTGGTGAGGTCACTGAGCGTCAGCTTCTTGTTCTGGTTGGACGGCAGCGCTTCGGTGAGATCCACCGCCGGCACCAAGGTGTTGGCGGTGGGAGCCGTGAGCGCTGTTAGGTCGGTGGTCTTGCGTGCGGCCACGGTTTCTTATGCGAGTTGCTGTTTGAGCTGCTCAACTTCGGCCGAGAGCTGCTGCACGGCCTTGATCAGCGGTGCAATCAGCTCCTCGTAGCCAATAGAGAGAACGTCTTCGCCGCCTTTGAGGCTGTGGTCTTGATAGCCGCCAAAATCGACCCCGGTCGCATCACAGGCCGCTTTCACCTCTTGGGCGATTAAGCCGTGATGAAAACGTGAACGCTTCTTGGAGCCATCGTGCTGAAGGTTGTCGAGGGCATTTGCCTCGCGCCACTCTTGCAGGGCTTGGCTATGAGCAGCACGCTCTTCTTTCGTCGCATCATCTGCCGGCGGTTCAGGGGGTGTTGAACGATAGTCGTCCCGCAAGTCCCAGCGGAAATCGACCGGGCGCAGAGCGTTGATGAAATCGAGGCCAAGTGCCGTGTCTTGAATGTCTGCCTTATCTCTGGCGTCTGAACGGTTTTGGACGGTGCCGTAGACGTAGGTGGTCGTGCTGGCGTTGCCTAGCTGAATCTGGTTGCTTCCTGTAACGGTCGCCTGATAGCCGAACATCGACGTGTTGGTATAGGCAGCGCCGCCGACTGTTCCAGTGCCAACGGCAGTGTTGTAATCGCCAGTCGTGACTGCGCTGAGCGACTGCTCGCCAATAGCAGTGTTTCCAGCACCAGTTGTATTCAACTGTGCAGCAAACCGACCAATGAAAACGTTGTTGAAGCCAGTGCTTAGGACGCTTCCCGAGCTGACGCCAATCGAGACGTTTTGATAGCCGGTGGTAATGTTTCCTGATGCGTTATTGCCAACGGCAACGTTGTTGCTTCCGGTGATAGCAGTGCCAGACCCAACCATGGCATCGTTGCCAATGGCGGTGTTGCCGCTGCCGGTGGTGATCCCGCTGCCGGCTCGCCTGCCAACAGCGACCGCGGATGCGCCCGTCGTCGCCGACCCAAGGGCTGCTGAACCAATAGCGATGTTGTAGAGACCGGTAGAGGATGGTGCCGACAGCGCCTGGTGACCGATGGCAACACTGTCGTTGCCGGTGTGCTGCTGGCCGGCCTGCGTGCCGATTGCAATGGTCCGGTTGACTCCGGTAGAAACGCCAATCGCTTGATCGCCAATGGCAACATTGTCGTCTCCAGTCGTGAGCGATGTAAGCGCTCCGTTTCCAATGGCAGTGTTGTCGCTGCCAGTTGAGTATTGGAGAGCCTGAACGCCGATCGCGGTGTTGTAGTTGCCCGTGACGTTTGTATAAAGAGCAAACGGCCCTATTGCAGTATTATAAAAACCGGTTGTGTTTGAGTAGAGGGCCTGCGCTCCGATGGCAGTTTGACGGCGTCCCGTTGTATTTGACGTGAGCGCATAATTGCCAAACGCAGTGTTGAAGTTGCCTGATGCCCATGTCAGCGTTGAAGAGCTGTGCTGCTTGGGAATGTAAGTGTTAGCCGCAAGTGCCCCGTAGCCGTAGGCCTCGTTAGCTGGTTGATCGTCAGTGCTGGCGGGTGCAAGGGTCAGCAGGCCGTTGCGAACGCCCCAGCCATTTGGGACAGTCGTCACCCGGTAGCTCTTGCCTGCTAAGTCAATAGAGGTGTTTGAGAACGCGGCACGCACGGCAGCCATTGCCGAGGTGTCATCGGTGCTGTTGTTACCAACTGCGCCAAAATCAGCAGGACTTACTGTGTCCTTGAGCTTGGCATCTACCGTGCGAGCACTGCCGCCAGACTGAGTGAAACTCAGTTTGCTGGCGACGATGCCTGCGCTGGCATTGACATCGGCGTTGACGATGCTGCCGCTGCCCGCTGGGATCAGACCCAAGTTCGCGGTGTCCAGCTGGCCGATCGTGAGCCAGGCGTTGTTGGCGCTGTTGCGCTGCTTCAGCGTTGCCGGGCTGCTGCTGGTGTCAACCCAGTATTGATAGGCGAAGGTGGTGCTCGGGGCCGATGCGCCGCTGTTGCCGCTGACGATCGCGGCCAGCGCGTTGTTCAGGTCAGCACGGAACGCCTGGCCGGACTGGTTGGCGATGTTGTAGTCGTGCTGAGCCATCAGACGATCTCCCGGCCGTAGCCGATTGCAGTGTAGGTGAACTGGCGGCTCACGGCGGTCCCGCCACTGTTCCTAAAGGTTACCTGTAATCCCGTGCGCGTCACGGAGCCGATCGTGAAGTAGTCAGCGGTGCCCATGTCGTAGCCCGTCACTCCAATGCTAGGGGGTTGGTAGAAAGCCTCGGCGAAGGTCACCGAATAGGTGCCGGCGCCACTGGTCAGCGTGGCCGACTGCTCGGTGCGCTGCTGCAGCTCCACCATGCAGCCGAGCTCGTCGATCAGGATGTTGACGTTGGGGTCGTTGCTGGTGGCGATCGTCTTGAACTGGAAGCCGCGGCCGCGCACGATCGCGTTGGCGAACTCGCGCCAGGTGCTCCAGGTGGGGGTGCCGGCCGGGTTGTCAGTGGTGCTGCGCACGTAGAGGCGCGCGTTCACCGAGTCGATGTTGCCGTCGTCGATCTCGGACCAGCTGTCGATCAGCTCGACCTTCTCATCCCAGAGCCCGGTCAGCAGGATCGCGCGGGTCAGGAAGCGCCGCTGCAAGTTGATGTCGAACACGCCGCCCATGTCCAACGTCGAGCCGAACTCGTACTCGCCGTATTCCGGTGGCAGCGGGCTGTCGATCGTGGTCAGGCCGTCCCAGTTGCCGGCCTGGCCTTCGTTGAGGATCTGGTCGCCATCCTCAAGCAGCAGGGCATCACCGTCTTCCTGCGCCAGGTTGTCGTTGCCAGCGCCGGGCGGGGCGAGGTCATCAACCAGCGGGCCGGTGCTGATCACCAGGCCGTCCAGCTCCTCGTTGTAGAACATGTCCACGACGTTGCCCGAGAACGGCGGCGTCTCCTGATCTTCCGCGTAGGTCTGCACCAGCAGGCGCGGCAGCGGCGTCGGCAGGTCGGCCACGATCAGAGTGGCGTTGGGAGACCGGCGCCCCCCGTCATCCTCGAACTTGAGCAGGTAGGTGCCCTCAAGCAGCGGCACCTGCTTCTGGGTCTGGTTGCCGGAAGCGGCCGGCACGATCTCGACGGTGTCTTCCCAGATGGCGCCGACCAAGAGCGGCGTGTGGCGGATCAGCACCTTGCCGCCGATCTTGACGTCGAGCTCGGTTGAGGCCGTCCAGCTGATGATCGCGCTGGCCTGGTCGATCGGCACCAGCGAGACGCCGGTCACATCAGCCGGCGAGGCCGTCTTGCCGAAGACGTTGAATGTGAGCTTGGCCGGCAACACCGACGAGCGCAGCCCGGCGTTGACGCTGTAGACCTCGATCTCGTAGCGGCCTGGCGTGGTGTCGAAGATCTCGAAATCAGGCCGCTGCTGCGTGGACGTTGACCAGTTGCCGTTCTGCAGCCGCCAGCGGTAGCGGTACTGGTTGACGCCGACCACCGGCTGCCAGCTCACGACCAGCTTGGACAGCACCCGGCCGTTGCTCTCGTAGAGCGCCTCAACGGCCTGCAGGTTGATGGGTGCTTCGGGGATGACGTTGAGGTCGGTGATGTCGCGCTGCGCCAGCGGCCGGCCGCGCTCGATGTAGTCGTACTTCGAGGCGTTGTAGGCGAGCGCCGTGATCTGGTACTGCGCCTGATCCTGCTCGGCCACGCTGAGCACCCGCCAGGTCGAGGCCTGGATGTTGGAGGTCTCGTAGACCCAGATGCTGTTCGCGTTCGGAGCAGACGGCAGCGCCGATGTGAGCGTGACCGTGGTTCCGACGATGCTGGCCACGCCGCGGCTCTGCACCGTGCCGTCGGACAGGATCACCGAAAGAGTGCCGCCTGATGGCGATAGGTCGGTGGCGTTGTCCACCGTGATCGTGGTGGTGGTTGCGGCTGCAATCCGGCCGCCGCGTCGAGCACCGGCGCGCATCGGGTCGGAGATGTTGATCACCTGGCCGGGGCGCACCAGCACGCCGGCGTCGATCGAAGCGGTGAACGTCACCACCTCGGATTCGTTCTGCTCGGAGTAGAGCAGCCATTCGCCGATGCGCGAAGCCTGCCCGCGGGAGGTGCAGGCAAAGGCCGACACCTCGGTGGTCACCACGCCGTACTTGGCGATTGCGGTCTGATCCTCGACAACCTCGTAGGCAATGTCGCGCAGGCTCAGGTCGAGGTAGCTGACCACTGCCACGGTCGGGCGTGTCTTGAGGCTGCCGCCCTGGTAGCTGAACCCGTCATCAGAGACGTTGGCCAGCGTGAACAGGTAGGCCGGGTCCGACGGCTTGTCCTGGCTGATGGTCAGCGCGCCGGTGCTCCAGTAGGGCATCGCCCGGAAGGTGGAGCACAGATCGTTGATGAGCTTGTAGGCCTCCTCGGCGGTCTGGATGTTGACGTTGCAGGAGAAGCGCGGCTCGGTGCCGCCAAAGCCGTTGGGCACCAGCTCGGAGGCGTACTGGCTCGCGGCATAGAACGCCCACTTGTCGAGCTGCGCGGCCTGGATGTGATCGCCCAAGCCGTAGCGGGTCGAGGTGAGCAGATCCCACAGGATCCAGGCGGGGTCTGAACACCACTGCGCAGCGCCGAAGCTGCCGTTCCAGATGCCGGCGTAGATCAACCGGCCGGTGGCCGCGTCCACCGTGGCGTTGTTCGGGATCCGAACCTTGATGCCGCGCACCAGGTAGGTGCGCGCCGGGATCGAGTTGAACTGCTCGGCATCCACCCGCACCGCCACCAATGCGCTGTTGGGGTAGCGCAGCTTCGCGTAGGTGATCTCGGTGAAGCTTGACCAGCTGAAGGCATTGATCAGCTTTGCGCTGTTGCTATCCGCCGTGATCCGCGTCACCCGGATGTTCACCGGGAAGGCGCCTGACAGACTCACCAGGTAGTCGCGCTGATACTGATCACCCGTGCGGCCAGCAATCGTGTCGTCGATCACGGTGCCGTAGCCGCCGCCGTTGTACTGCACGGCAATCTGCAGGCGCACATCGGTGCCCTCGATGTCGCCCTTGTCAGTGAACAGCTGCAGCGCTGGCACGGTGATCGTCACGCGCGCGGCGTTCACCGTGGTGTCGGTGATGCTGCGCACCACAGGCGTGGCCTGCTGCACCGTGACGTTGACGCCAACCTCGTTCTCAACGTCGGCAGCGATCGGCACGTAGCTCTGGTTCTGCGTGCCGTTGCGCGTGTAGACGAGAATGTTCTGGAAGTTGTAGCTGCCATCCGGGTTCTGCAGCGGCGTGTTGTCGATGAAGACCGACTTGTAGCCGTCTTTCAGGCCCTCGATCTCGCCTTCGCTGATGAGATCCACCAGGTTGGCGTATTGCGTCGAGTTGAGGCTGTCGGCTGCCTCAGTTGGCGTGTAGGTTTCGCCGCCGCCGCCGCCTTTGCCGCCGCCGCCACCACCGCCTGCGCCAGCAATGCCGAGGCCGAGGCCGGCGTTGTGAACCCGGATCCCACCGGCGATGAAGGTGTGATGCCCCTCGACGGTCAGGTTGTAGACGGTGCCGACGCAGAACTCAGCGCGGTCCACGATCGGGCGCAGGTGGCCGTTCTCATCCACCAGGCAATCGTCGGGGCCGAGCGTGTCGATCTCCACGAAGGCGTTGAACTGGTTCAGCACCCAGTGGTTGGCCGTGGCATCCAAGACGGCACCGCCCCAGAGGCGGTAGCGGTTCACCCGCTCGCCTTCGTGCACGTGCACCTTGAGGATCTTGGCGTGATGCAGCTTGCCGCGATCGTCGAAGCTGACCACTAGGTCGCCAGGCTGCAGCGCCTCGATCGGACGCTGCCCGTCAGGCGTGCGAATCAGCGTGTGCCCGAGAAAGCATCCGCCACCACCACCAGCACCGACGATCCTGCTCATCCGGCCACCTGCACGGTGTCAATGCCGGCCGAGATCACCACCGAGCCCACAAGGGTCTCGCCGTAGACGATCGGCACAGGCAGGCCCTGGCGGCTGGTGTTCTGGATGCCTGAGAAGCTGTAGCTCTTGCGGGGATCTTTCACCGTGTCGCTGGTGGAGCCTGGCGGCACTGTTCGCGGCACGGGCGTGAGCAGCTGTGCAACGCCGCCGAGCACCAAGCTGGCGCCCACGCCGACCAGCAGCTGAACACCCAAGGCGCCAATGCCGGGCACCAGAAAGCCAATGGCAAGCAACGCCACGCCCGCAATGATCCGACCCACCGCGCCAGCGCCGGCGACGACGGGAACGATCTTGATTTCCTGCAGGCCGGCCGGGTCGTGCAGTTCATCCACGGCCAGGTCGTAGCTGCCCACGCTCACCCGGTAATGCTGGTCGGCCATGTGCTGCTCCAGCTGCGGGAAGTTGGCCAGCAGGAAGCGCACGGCCTCAGCCGCGCTGCTCACCTCGGCCTCAAACTTCCGGCGCTTCAGGAACTTTGCCAGGCGCCCGTAGATGCGGATCGTGCGCAACATCACGCCAGCCCTAGCCTCCCTGCATCGTAATGGCGAAGCCTGCGCCCGGTGCATTTCATCAGCCAGCCGCCGTAGAGGTCACGGCTGCTGAGCCGGCCGCGGATGTGATGGAGCACCAGCTGGTCGCCGATGTAGATGCCGACATGGTTCAGGCCCGGCCCGCTGATGCTCATCAGCACCGCATCGCCCGGTTGCAGCTCATCGTCTTCGTTGAGCTCGCGGAATCCGGCATCGCGCCAGAACCGATCGAACAGCGGCTCGGCCTCGAACTGCTCCGGCGTCAGTGGGCGCTCCCAGTCCGGCAGCTGCAGGCCTTGCTCGGCGTACCAGTCACGCGTCAGCGTCCAGCAGTCGGTGAGCCCCCACACCCATTCGCGACCGATCAGGGGCGCCTTGTAACCGGTGGGACGCAGCTCGGGACTCCATGCCTCGGTCTTCGGGTTGACGATCCACCAGGGGAGGCCGGTGCGCTCGATCGCCACCAGATCGGCTTGGCTGGGCTGCGGTGCAGTGCGCGGGTGGCTGTGAACCACCGCCATGATTTCGCCGGCATCCTCGGCCGCGGCGTAGTCGATCGGGTCGAGGATGAACTGCTCGACGCCGGCCGCCAGGTTGCGGCAGGGCCAGTAACGCTCGCGGCCCTTGACCACCACCAGCAGGCCGCAAGCCTCTCGGGGATCCTCGGCCTGGGCGTGCTCGAGTGCTGCTGTGCGCCAGTCGGTCATGCCGCCCTCCGCTGCCGCCGCGATGGCATCGTCAGGGCCAGCGATGGGGCCATGCCGGAGTTCAGCCTGTTGATCACGGTAGACGGCTTGACACCTAGACGCCGGCACCATTCCGACATGTGCAGGACTTGGCCTTCGTGCTGGATCATGCGGTTGCTGCGCTTGTTGGCGCCCTGCTCTGCCGGTGTGGCCCACCTGCAGTTCTCTGGGCAGTAATCGCCGTTTGGGTCGATGCGGTCCAGTGAGCAACCCTCTGGCTTCTCTGCCATGTCTTCAGCAAAGTTCCGAACATCCATCCAGCGTTCGCAGACTTTTACTCCTCTGCCTCCGTACAGAGGAAAGTCCTTTGCTTCTGAATTGGTGCAGCGACGAATCATGCCCTGCCATACCTTCATGCCGGAGTAGCGGCTGAGGCCATGCGTCAGAAGCACCGGCGGCTTGCATTCGCGTTTTAGGCAGCCACAAGACTTCGTGCTGCCTGATTTGAGAACAGAGGTGAGCAAAGGCTTCACGACACCGCAATCGCACTGACATTCCCAAGCAAGCTGCCGCCCGTAGATGCGCGTCTCGCTTTTGCCCAGCACGACAAGCCGCCCAAAACGCTGGCCTGTAAGGTCGATTGACTTGGCACCCATGAAATAAAAAGTTCCTCTGCCGATCATCTTACGTGAAGAACGTACCCACACCCGGATAGCTTCCGAACGGCAGCTCGGCAGTGGTGCCGAATCGTGCCTTGCAGCTGCTCAGCCGCTTGCCGCACACGTCAGCCGCAAGGGTGGCCACGGATTGATCGTTCTCGTTGAAGTAGCTGGTGCCCACGTAGCCGCACTCGGCTGAGCGGTACTTCCACTGGCAGATGTTGCTGATGCACTGGCGCTTTGGAGCCCGCACGCCGGCGAGATCGAAGGAAGCCGCCAGCTCGAACTCCACCACGTCGCGCGTCTCGGTGGACTTGCGGTCCACGTAGTAGATCTCACGCGGGAACTCGGCCGTCGGGTCCGGCGTGCCGTAGGGGTTCACGCTGCCGGGGAAGTTCACCGCGTCGAGGTAGCGGGCCAACGTGCGGATGCGTGTCACCTTGGCGCCCGAGAGGCCGTCAGGCAGGCTCAGCAGCAGCGCTGTGATGGTGCCCAACACGTTACTGCAGCGGATTTTCGGCCGCGGCAGCGTGCCCTTGCCCTCATAGGTGAAGCCATCAGCCTCAACCGGAAACCGCAGATAGTTGTTGCCAGCCCAGACCACTTCGCCGTTGGCGTTGAGGTTGACGCCGGCGTGGAAGCGGTAGGTGTCGTTCACGCCGTGCTGCAGCGTGTTCAGCTCCAGCACGAACAGCTCGATGACAGCGCTGGGCGCAATCGCCTGAAGATCTGAGACGGGAACTGCCATCGCTACGGCTCAAACACCTGGCGGAACTTGGCGCGGATCGTGTTGAAGTTGCAGGAGCGCAAGGTCACCTGCCAGCTCTCGCACACGTACTTCCCGGCGCTGCCACGGGGTGGCGTCCAGTCGAAAGATTCCACGCCGCCGCGGGCGTCCAAGAACGCGGTGATCAGATCGCGCTCAGAATCGGTGCGCTCGCTGAAGGTTAGGTCCCACTCTTTCGGGTTGGTGTTCAGGCCGAAGCGGATGCGCTGCTCATAGCCGTCGCCGGCCTGGAACTTGCGCACCCGAGGCTGGCTGCTCTCGGTGGCCTCGAACGAGGGTGTATAGGTGAAGGTCGCCATGGGTTACGCCGCCAGGAGGCCGCCAGGCCGCTTCTGCTTGACCAATTCTGCCTGCACCGCCTGCGAGATCGCACGGCCCAGCTGCTCGCCGCGGCCTGCGTCGCCCTGCACCTGGCTGCCCGAAGCGTCCACGTTCACCACCACGTTGGTGCCACCGCCGCCGCCCTTCATCGCCACGGGGATCCGCCGGCCATCAGGCAGGGGCACGTAGGCCTCGGGCATCGAGCCCTCGCCGAACATGGCCAGCTGCGGGCTGTTGGCGATGCCGCCGCCGGCGTACTTGCGCAGGGGCAGCGGGCCGTCGCTGGTCATGATGCCGCCGTCGGCGAAGCCGAACGCCGAGGTGATGCCCTTCACGATCGGCGCCACCACCATGGTCTGCGCGATCTGCCGTGCGATGTCCTTCAGCACGCCAGCCGCAATGCTGCGCAGGCTGTCGCCCCAGTTGTCGGTGCCGTCGATCAGCAGGTCGATCGCGCTGCCGATGCCGTTGCCGATCGAGTTGGCGATGCCTTGCACCAGCTGCTTCTTCTCCTCGTAGGCCAGCTTGAGGCGCTCGAGCGCCTGCTCCTCGGTGTTGAGGCCATCGAGGATGCCGGGCTGAGAAGCCAGTCGGCCCTGCGTGGCCTTCAGGATGGCCTCGAGATTCGCACGCTGCTCGGCAGTGATGTCCTTGCTTTGCAGGTCCAGCACCAGCTGCTGCTGCAGCGCCTGCAGGCTGGCTGTTTCGGCCGTTGCGGCCCGCTCACGCTCTACGGTCTGCCGGGCCAGCTCAGGGCTCAGCCCACTGCGCTGCAGCTCCAGCAGCCGCTCGAAATCTTCCCGCTGCTCACGCACCGACTTGCGCTGTTGATCCAGCTGGCTGGTGATGGTGCCGAGCTCGGCCTGGCGGCTGTTGACCAGCTCACCGGCAGCCGCGGCCAGGCTGGCCGAGCGATTGGCGCCAGATGCTGCATCGAGCCGCCTGCCTGCCGCATCGATGCCGCTCATGCTGACGCCAGAAGCCGCTGCAGCAGCCGCACCGGGCCGGCCGATCAGCTGCCGTGCGCTGCCCACCGGACGGGCCGCAGAGCCGCCCTGCAGGTGCAGGAGCCGCATCCGGCCCTCGGGGGTGTCGATCTCCACCGCGTAGCCGCCGGCGCCGGTGAAGCCCAGATCACGCAGCAGGCTCGCGCCGCCCTTGAGGCTGACGCCGCTGCCGCTGGGCGTGCCGAAGTCGATGCCGGCATGGAAGTTGCGGCCGAACAGGCTGCGCGGGCCGTAGCCGCTGGTGACGCCAAAGCTAGAGGGGCTGCGGCCGTTCACGCTCAGGTAGCGATCGGCATCAGCAGCCGTGATCCGCCGGCCATCAGCCCAGCGCGCGTCAAGGTGCGGGCCGGTGCTCTGTCCCGTGCTGCCGGTGCGGGCGATGATGCCGCCCGGTGCCATCGGAACGCCCATGGCACCAGCAGCGCCGCGCGCACCTTCGCGCATCTTGGCCGCCATCTTCTCGGCGCCGTCCACCAAGATGTCCCGGATCCCGCGCGCCACGTTCAGCTTGTAATCCTCGATCGTGCGCTCCAGCTGCACCTTCCGATCGGTGGCGCTTTGCTCGATCTGGATCTTCTGCTCGGTGAAGCGGCGGGTGGCTTCGTTCAGCCGCGCCTGCGTCTCCAGCGCATCGGTGCCAAGCCCAGCGCCGCGCAGCCGCTGCCGTTCGCGTTCAAACGCCGCATCCTGCTCCTGCGCCGCAATCCGCCGGCGGGTTTCGGCGGTGTCGCGCTCCAACTGCAGGCGCTGGTCGCCTAGGTCACGCTCAAGGTCGGCCGCGCGGCGGATCGACTGCTCGCGGAAGTCCGCCAGCCGCTTCTCCATGTCTTCGCGGATCTTCAGCTGATCGGCCAGGTTCTTCTTGGCCTTCTCCATCGCTGACCGCTCTGCGGCAGATGCGCGCTCGCGGGCCGCCCGTTCCTGCGCCTCCCGCTGGCTGGCGCTGACCTGATCCGCCGGCCGCGTCTGCTGCTGCAGCAGCTCCTGGAAGATCTCCTGCTCGCGCTTCAGCAGGAACTGGTTTTTCGAGCCCTGCTGGAAGAAGGAGAACACCCCGAACTTGTCGTTGGTCTCGCGCGCCGCCTGTTGGTTGGCCTGCACCCGCAGCTGCGCACGCCGGCCTGCTTCGCCGTTGCCGGTGATACCGCCGAGCACGTCGCTGGCTTCCTTCAGTGCCCCGGTGAAGTTGCGCAGCAGGCTGATCGCCGTAGGCCCGAAGATCCGCGCCAGCTCGATGCCGAGCTCCTGCGTGGCAACCTGGAAATCCTTGATCGCCTGCTGGCCGGTCTGGAACTGTTCGTTGAGCTTGCCCAGCTGGGTGTCGTTGAGCTTGCCCAGCGCGCGCAGCACCACGTCGGTGGTGACCTTGCCCTCGGCAGCCAGATCTTTCAGCTCGCCGATCGTGACGCCGAGCTCTTTCGCGATCGCCTGCGCTGCCAGCGGCGCCTGCTCGCGGATCGCGCGCAGCTCTTCACCCTGCAGCACGCCGGAGGCCAGGCCCTGCTTCAGCTGGATCAGCGCGTTGCTGGTCTCCTGCGCCGTGGCGCCGCTGTTGCGGGCCGCAGCAGAGAAACCGATGAAGGCCTTCTCAAGCTCGGCCAGCGTGATGCCAGTGGGGCGCAGCGAGGCGTAGAGGCTGGCGAAGCTCTGCTCCGCTTCGGTGTTGCTCAGCCGCAGCGTCTTGGCAATGCGGTCGGTGGCTGCCAGCGCCGCGTTGTATTCGCCAAACTCATTGGCGAGCGCGCGCAGGCGCACCCGCGAGCTTTCTGCGTCCAGACCCACCTGCCCGATGCCCTGCACGCCGCGCCTGGCCAGATCAGCGCCCTGCACCGCCAAAGCGCCCGCGACGCCACCTGCAGCGCCCGCCAGCAAGGCCCCGCCGCGTGATAGGCCGCCCGATGACGATGCAGTGCTCTGGAAGCGCTGCAGCCGCCGCTCAGCGGCCTCGATGTCATTGGTCAGCAGCTTGAACTTCCGGCTGCCAAACTCAGCGTTATCGCGCAGCGCCTTCAGCGCGCCGACAGTCCGCTGCAGACCCGCGACGGTGTTGTTCGAGGCGCTGCCGAGCGCCTTGGTGGCGGTGTAGAGCTGATCAAGCGATCGCTTGCTGACGTTGCTCTGCTGGCTCAGCCCTTGCAGGTTGCGCTTCAGCTGGTCGAGCCCCGTGCCCTCCAGCTTTGCGGTGAACTTGATCGCCGTGTCGAGGGTCATCGCCATGGCTCAGCCCTCCCGGTTCATCGCTGCCAGCGCCGCGCCTTCCATCACCTGCAGATCCTCCAGGAGCGCGCGCTGGTCTTGCACTGAGTACATCTTAAAGAGCCAGGCCAGCACCGAGTAATCGAGGCCGATGGCCCCGCCAGCACTGGTGCGCCATTGCGTCTGCACCCGGCACCACATGTCGATCGCGTCCCAGTTCTCCGGCCACACCTCGAACTCATCCCGCTCCGGCTCCTCGATGATCACGCCGAACGCGGCCGCGTCATCGTCCAGCTGCTTGCCGCTGTCTTTCCCGCCGCCGGCCCAATGCTCGGCGGCGGCTATCAGTTTTTTCTCTTGCCCTTGCTGAGGCTGTCGAGCCAGCTGCTGACGACGGCCGCGGCCACCAGCGGCACGTTCAGCAGGTCGGCCTTGGCCTTCTCGCTGTAGGGCACCTCGCCGCCCTTGCCGTCCTGGATGCCGGACCAGCCGACCAGCACCTGATCGCAGAGCTCATCGTCGGTCAGGTCGCCCGACTGGATCTGATCCCAGATCTCGCGGATCCGCGCCTGTGGCAGCCGCTTGAACTCGGCGTCGAAGGTCTGTTTGTCGAACCGGCCACCGTCGATGGGGAACTCGACGGTGACCGGCCAGGTGTACGACTCGCTCTGAGACAGAACGAATGCCATGCAGGGCTCCTATCAGGTGAAGGCCAGGCTGAACTCGTTGTTGCCGGCCGTGGTGGGCAGCGAAACGTAGGGGATGCTGAGCATCTGAACGCCGTCGCTTTCCGAATAGGTCGGCTGAGTCACGTCAGACTGGGGCGAGCTGAAGGTTACTCGGTTGCCGGCAGTCGTGCCATGCAGGAACGTCAGGTTGCCGGTGGTGCTACCAAGAGCATCCGTGAAGTAGTTCTTGGTGGCCAAGGTCACCGCCTCAATCATCACAGTGCCGGCAGGCTTGCGATCAGTCACAAGAACCTCCTTGGTGCAACCAATCAGCTCGCGATACACGATGTCATTCGCCAGGTTGAAGTCCACCGACATGAGGCAGCCGGAGTAGCTCATGAAGGAGAACGCCGATGTGTTACCGTCGCGGAAGATCAGCGGAGTGGCCTGCGCCGCATAAGTCACAGCCGGCTGTGCTGTATCCGTCGGGTTGTTGTAGATGCCGGTCATCTCAAACTGCAGCGTCGGGATTTGACCGAGCTGGCAGTTCATCGTGAAGGTGCCACGGCAGCCAGTCAGAACATGCTGCACACCGTCCACGTTGTAGAGGATGGTGCAGCTGCTGAAGGCGCTGCTCACCGGCGCGTAGGTCACCGAAGTCGATGCCACGGTGGTCGCGGCAGTGCCACAGGCCAGCAGCAGCGGACCGAAGCGGGGCGCCGTGCCAGCAGTGCCGGAGCCGGCCATTTCCACCTCGCAGGAGATGCGCACGCGAGGGTTGGCAAGCAGCGCGTCGCTGTTGCCGTAGTAAGGGCGGATCAGGTCGCGGGTCACCACATCCGACTCAAGCGGAGTGATTTCGAGGTTGCGAACCAGAACCGCGTCGGTGCCAGCAGGGGTGCTGTTGGTGCCGTAGGTGGCTTCAGTTTTCGCCAGGATCAGGCGTTTGCGGCTCAGGAGCGGCATTGCTCTCTACCTCGTCAGGTTGGGAGGGTTGGGCCGGCTCCGTCCGCTCGATGAGCTTCCGCTTGCCGGTTTTGGGGTCCAGCAGGTATTCGCCGCCTTGTCCCCAGTATTCGTCCACCATCGTAGCCATGATCAGCTCGCGAGATTTGTGACAGAGGTCCGATACAGCACACGATAGTCGCACTGGATCTCACCGGCTGCGCCATCAGCCTCGGTGAAGACGAAGGTGACATTCGTGGGTTGAACGTCGATCGCGTAGCCGCCCAGCGTCAGGTCGGCCATCAGCTTGCTGTGCAGGCTTTCGATGATCGGGTCGGCCTGCTGGTCCGGGATGGCCCCGCGCACGATCACACTGACCCGCACCGTCATCGACCAGTCGAGCGTTGGCAGGCTGGTGTTCTGCTGCGCCGTGTCGCTGATCGGCTCCACCACGATCGCCGGGCTCTCCTCACGCGCGATTGGTTCCACCCGCGTGCGGTAGATCCGCGTGCCGACGCCCGTGGTGTCGGTAAGCGCCGTGCGGACGGCAGCCAGGATGGTCTCGCGGCGGGTTGTCATCAGTAGTCGGTCTCCAGGTAGCAGCTCATCAGGGCGATGCCGATGACGCTGCTGGTGCCGCCGACGCTCATCCAGCCACGCTGGGTCAGGAGCGTGGTGGTGGTTGGCATGTTGGTGTTGATCGTGCCAGAAGCCGTGGCTCCGGTGCCGAGATCGGTCACGGTGTAGCTCACCGATTGCGTACTGCCGGGGGGTGAGAACATCACCAGCTCATAAGCCTTGGTGCGGTCTGTTGTTGGCACGGGGAAGCTGGCGCCGAGGTTGACCTTGGTGATTGCAGCAGTGCCCCGGTGCATGATCTGGATGTTGGCGTCTGCCGCGTCCCAGCCCATGCCGACGATGTTGGTGATCGTGCTCGGCTCAACGTCGGTCGGCGCGGCAGTAGTGTTGGCCATGCCGACAAAGGCACGGTTCGTGGTTGTTGCCACGCCGGTGGCTGGCCCCCAGCGGCAGACGTAAAAGAAGCCGCCTTCGTTCGCAGCAGCGCCGCCAACAGTCCAGCCCAGGTTGGGGTAGCGCCAGCCGGCAACCGCTGTAGTGGCTGCGGTGGTGACGAGATACTCAAGGCGCTGCGTTCGCGTCTGCCTGTTGGTGGTGGCGATGTTGGCGGATGTTGCGGTGCCTGTTGCAGTGAGCGTGGCGGTGCCGATGACGACAGGAGCGTTCGATCCAGAGGCGCCCTGCCAGATGCTCACGCGGTTCTGAGCAAATGTCGGCTGCAGTGCAGCAGCGGCCGATGTGGAGCTGTTCTTGAAGCTCGGCATGGAGCGGCCGCCGATTGACAGCGCCGCGAGCTTGCTGCCTGCTCCCGGTGCGGTCGCTGCAGCGTTGTCCGCAAGAACCAGATCGCCCTCGTGGATCGTGACATCACCAGCGCCAGCCAGAGCGCCGGCGTTGTTGAACTGCACCTGACCCGTGCTGCCGCCCGCGCCAGCAGCTGGAGCGGATGCCCAGGTCGGGATTGCGCCAGCGCCGGCTGATTGCAGCACCTGGCCGGATGTGCCAGCAGAACCGCTTAGCTCAAGCGGGCCACGGAAGTTCGCGCCTGTGAGGAGGTTGACGGTCATCAGCCAACCACCACGACGCGGTAGGCGTTAGAGGCAGGGGCAGAGGCGAACACGACCGTCAGCGTGTTCACCGTGGCGTGTGTCACATCGGTGATCACTTCCTCGCCGTTGCTGTTCTGGAAAACCGTCACAGCCACATCAAGGCTGTTGAGGTTGTGCGTCACCGTGTAGCTGGTGTTCGTGCCGTCGCCGATGCTGACCGCGAACTTCCTGATCCGGCCAGACCAGCTGGCCAGCTTCAGCGGTGTGACAAACCGCAGATCGTCGGTGCCGGTGTTGACCTCGGCCTGCGTGGCGATCTCAGCGATGCCGGCGGTGGTCTCACTTGCAGCAGGCGCGGAGGTGCCGAACGTGACCCAGCTGATGTTGCTGGAACCGATCGTGCCGTTGATCTGATCCTGCCGGTAGGTCGTGGCGGCGCTGGTGCCTTCCTCGACCGTTGTGACGGCTTGCTCCAGCTCGGGGAAGGTGCTGGCGTCCAGCGAGCGCGTAGCAGCGCTGGCGGCCCCGTTCCAGATGTAGATGCCGTTTTCTGATGCTGTCGATTGAGCCCGCACCAGGATGCGGTCGCCCGACGCCATCGTGATGCCGTCGATCGTGGCACCAGGGCTGGCCAGGTTCAGGTTCGACTGGGTGGCGACTCGGCAGCCGTCCTTCCATGCCAAGCCTTCAACCAGCGAGTCCACATAGGACTTCGGCACCGCGTCGCCTGTAGCTGACGGGCTGGGCAGGTTGATGACTTTGGAGACCGACTGGAAGTCGAAGTCTGTGAAGATCTTCTTAGGCATCTCAGATCAGCCTCGCGAAGCCAGCGACGGGGACTGCAAACACGATAACCGTGGTGTTCACGCTGGGATGCGACACATCGGCTTCAATCTCCTGGCTGCCGCTGTCAAACACCTCCACCGACGGAACCACGCCGCGGTTGTGGTTGATCGTCCAGGTTGCGGCCGGCGATGACTGCGTGAACACGTAGGCGGCGCCTTCGTCCTGGCCATCCACCCATTGCGCGCCGTCGTACTTCAGCACCTCGCCGGCTGTGGGACTGGTCAGCTCCACATCGGTCAGATCTGACAGGCCGAATGTCCGCGGGTTCTGGCCCGGTGCGGTGCTGCTCGGCGCCAAGCGCTGCAGGCCGATCTCGACCATGGCGCCATCGTCCAGCTTGCGCACCTCGCGCACCTGGTAGTTGACCCCATCCACCGTGATGCCGTCGCCGAACAGCAGCCCTCCGAAATCAGCAGCGCGCGCCGTCAGCGAATAGTCGGTGGTCAGCACCATGTCGCCGGAGATGACCTGGCTGGGCATGTCGAGGATGCCCAATGCCGAAATGGCGCCAGCCGTGCAGCTGACGCCAAAATCGTTCAGGAACACCGTCAGGTCTTCACTGATCGCCATCGGCTTTCACCTTGCGCGCGCGTGGCTTGATCTCCTCGGCCGGCGCCTCGACAGCGCGGCCCATGCGCAGCAGCTCGGCAGCCACGTCGCTGTCCAGTTCGTAGACCTTGCCGGCCTCGAGGTATTCGCCCCGAGCGGCGCAGTCGCTTTCGATCAGAACCTTCATGAGAAAAAAAGGGGGCGGTTGCCCGCCCCGTCTCCTATCAGGTGGTGATGTCCAGGATGGCGGCGAAGCTCTTGGGATCGCGCACGGCCACGTCGTAGGTGACGATGCCGCGGACGCTGGTCAGAGCCTTGCTGAAGTCGTCGCTGTCCTCGCCCACGGTGATCTCGAGGCCGTTGCCCCAGAAGCCAACCATGGCCTGGCTGAAGTCGCCCATCAGCAGGGCCGAGCACACGCCAGAGCTGGAGCCCTTGGTGAGGGTGCTGGGCACCTGGTTGGAGGCGGCCAGGGGGTAGCCGTTCAGCGTGCCGGGGGTGGGGCCGCGGCCGATGCGAGCAGCGTCAGCGTTGAACAGGAAGGGGCCGTCGCCGGTGGTGGAACCGCCAGCACGCAGCTTCTTCAGGGCTGCCATCACCTTGTAGTTGGTGAGGTAGGCCACGGAGCCGGGGTTGACGGCGCCGTTCACGGTCATCACCGCAGTCTCCAGATCCACCACCTTCTCGAGGGTGATGGCGCCACCGTTGGTGCCCATGGCCACCGAGCCGATGCCGGCGGTCTGCATGATGCCGGTGGGCTGGCCGGCGGAACCGGAGCCGTTCAGGATGCCCAGGTCGATGGCCAGGTTGATGCCATCGGTCAGGTCACGACGCACCAGCTCCTCAATGCCAGGGGTGCCCTGCAGCAGGGTCTGGCGGCTGTACTTGGACAGGGCGGCCAGGTTCTTGGGAGCCATGGTCACCTGGTCGAAGGTGGACTCCGACTGGGTGATCGCGGTGGTCTGGCTGCTCAGGTAGTAGGTCGAGGCC